TCCCCTCGGAGTTCATCCACGATGGCCTTCTCGTCCCACTGGTCCATCGCCAAAAAGTCCTCTTCCTGACCCTTGACCTTTTCTAAGGCCTCTTCCTTCTTCTCTTCTGTCATGAACTTCTCCTCCTCGAAACGGTTTTCTAGGGGGTCTCCATCGGGAGTTCCCCTTTCTCGGCCTTCATGACCGCATCCTGCGCATACATCCTGACTCTGATGGCCCTGTCGATCTTCGCCTTGAACTCGCCCTCTCGATCATAGTTCGAGTAGATTTTGACGACTCCTCCCTTCGACGGCGAACCGAATTCTAGGCTATCGGGGTTCGTCTCGACCTGAGCCAACCTGCTCACGATATCCAACAACGTCGGTAATGTGTTGTTTGTTCCCACAATCTTCTCCTCCTCTCTCGAATCAATCCTCCAGTTCGACTACCTGAAATGTGTCATCTTCAGGATGAGTTTCTTGGTACATCTTCATCGACTTCTCGCTCCTGAATGCATGGTCCACCAGACATCGAGCCATCGGATTGAAATGGACATAAACCCTTTCCCTTCTTCTTGCCTGTTCTGTCTCATACGCCACTATCGGGTCGGGGTCATAGTTGTCTCCCACGAGGTCTCGCATCTCCTTCTCCCTATTCAACGACTTCGTCGGGGTCGTCCAAAGTGACGGACTCCTCGACTCCCATCAGGTACTCCAGCACTTCAGACATCCCGAGCTGTTTCTTCTTCCGCTTCTTCTTCAACTTCCTCTGGATATTCCTTACCAGGGCCTTCTTGACATCCGATCTCAATAGGATGTGTTCATACGACGGCATGTCTCCCTCCTCCTCTATCATCAGTCCGCTTCAAGCACACACCACATTGATGAGGGACCATGACCAGAACATCGGCCACGTCATACCTCTCGCCTACGCCCTCACAAACAGGGCAGAATAGGCCTCCACAGTCCATGCATCTCAGCGTTACGCACTTGTGCGACTCCGCGAGTTTGATCTTCTTCTGGCATTCGACACAATGAAGATATTCCCCACAGGCCGATTCTCTCCGAACCTCTTCCATCATCGCTCACCGTCCTTGAGCTTCTCCGTATTTTCGGCCTTCTCGATAATGGATTCAATCTGATGCAATAGGGTTCTGCCGTCAAACCCCGACCAATCCATCCGATAATCCATAGCGAGTTCCAGAAGTTCCCCGCGCACCTGCAACCAAGTCGAATCGTTCATCTCTTCTCACCATCCTTGAGCTTCTCTTCGTGACCACGCAGCTCTTCGATAGGTTTCCATCGGCCTCGGCAGACATGGCAGCGGTACATGACCGTCTTCCCGCAAGTCCATATATCGAGGCTGCTGAGCGATTCCCCGCACTTAGGGCACTTCATCTTATCGACTCCTCAGGGTGGAATCGGGAGAGTGGAAAATCTGGTAAGGCACCACGATCTTCTCTCCCCCCATTTGCACTGAGTCTCTCCCGATTCCAGGGGCCTGTGAGAGGGTGGGATAAACTATCACCAGACAAGCCCCATGTTGGCGAGGCCGGGGGTTCAGAAATGTTTTGTGGGTGGTTCTTCTGGAGGAAATGGTGAGACCCCCGACCCCATGATGGATTCAATCCTCTTGACCTCCCTTCCTTAATCATCCTCACATTAGATATATCTATCCGTCACGGCCTCCCATTCATCCAGCCGCAAAATCTGCACCACTGTCCATTTGGCAGAAAGGCGGGCATCCACTCGACCACGATTGGAATCCTCGGCCTGTTCCCCTTCGATGATCTCAGAAGGACCAGAATGCGAGATGATGCACCGCATTCGGGGCATCGGTCTCCATAATACTGAGGGGTCATTGACCGAGACCCTCCTTCCTTTCGATGTTCCTGATATCCGAGTTCAGATAATGGAGATCATACACTCCGCAGACTCCCCTGACCCAAGTTCCTTTGTCATATTTTTCGACAATCTGGTTCGCCTGATTCAACAGGGCGATTATCTCATCTCTGATGTCCTTCAGATTCTGCACGAGTTCGATTGCTTCTTCCTTCTCCATTCTCCGGACCTCCCTAATATTCGCTCGGAAGGAGAATCGTTGTCGATGCCCGATCTGCCTCGGTGATGACCCATATCCTCGTGCCATCCTTGAGGAAGTAGGCCGACATGAGTCTCCATCCCTTCTCCAAGGAGAGCCTGTTCTCCTCTCGATCATCCTTCGAGAGCTGACCCCATATCCCCCTCTGATGGAGGCCGAGGAACGACAACGGCCTCTCTCCTGTCCTCTCGAAAGCCGCAATCGTCCCCGGTGTCATCAAGGTCTGACCGAGAGAGAAGAGAACCGGCTTGCCTTCCGGCTTCTCCTCGATCTCGGTCTTCACTTGCACGACCTCCTCGAAGTACGGATAACCTCCACATTTCGGGCAGATGACGGCATGACCCATGAGTCTCCGGTACTCCGAAGGCGGGGGGAGAATCCCCGCCCATCCACAATCACAGTGGTACTTCGCCTGAGTCAATTCACTCGTCCTCCTCATCCTCATCCGGGGCTTCGAAGTCCTCGTTGAAGGCATCATCGAGCCATCCCCTGATCTTCTCTCTCCTCTTCTCAAGTTCCTTCGCCCGAACCTTAGCCTGTTCGGTGGAGTAGTACTGTTCGATCTCTTCCTCGATCATCCCCTGGAGAACCTTCGGCTCGATGGCATCGAGTTCGACCTGCCAGGAGACCCCCTCTCTCTCCTCGAATCCTGCGGTCCTGCTGTCGGTCTGTTTCGCGGGTGCGGGAGGTATGTGGTATTCATCAATCTGGTCTCTCGTGATTGCCTTCCTCGTGATGTTGAAGTCGAGACCAAAGGTGGTCGAGAGTTCTTCCCCGACATGCCTCTCGATGTCTGCTCCCGATGGGTCGTAGTCCCCGAAGTAGATGAACTCCACGGACTCGACTTCCTCGGGCATCTCCCCGAGATGAGAGGCGACTTCGTACATCAGGGTCAGTGACGGGTATCCTCGGCAGACAACTAGATCGACCTTGAGGCGGTCTGTGACGTCCTCGAAGAGTGCACTCAGGGCCTCCTTCTCAAGGAAGACGACTACATTCGTCTTCTGTCCCCACCAGCGAGGCAGACTGTATCCCTTGTCGAGTTCCCGGATGTGGTCGTAGAATCGCCGGAACCACTTGGCCGATGTGTACTCATCCTGTCCGACTGGCGAATGAACTGCCCTTGTCCTGTCCTCGATGTCCGTGTATCGAATCTGCTTCGACTTCCTTGCTTCGACGAGGATTCTCCCGAGCCTCTTGTACGAGTGTTCGCTGTTCACGATCACTTGACCTGCGACTAGGCGGTAGAAAATCTGACGGAGGGTGAGTCTCATCCCTCCATACTGTGCAATGATCTTCTTCACCTTGGCGACTATCTCTTCCTTCGTTGCCTTCTCCTCAACCATTCAATCATCCTCCTGGGTGTTCCCTGTCGTAGCAGGTCTGGCAGAACCCATCGTCTTCCGAGAATATCTCTGTTCCGCACTTCTCGCACTTTGGTTCTCCCCCATCCTTCGGAGTGCATCCCTCTTCATCATACTCCTCTCTGTCCTGACTGAGAGACTGATCTCCGCAGTCCTTGCATACATAGCAGGTTATCCCGGTCTCGGGATCATCCATCAAGAGTTCCCAGTCGTGCTTCTTCTTCATCGAGACCTTCTGTTCCTGAACGTCGAGGGCGCGAATTCCCTTCTTCTTCAACTTGTCTAGTTCGACTGCGAGTCGATGCCACTGCTCTGCGTGGTCATCCGACTGTCTCTTCTGGTCGATAGCGAAGAGAACCGCATACTGGTTCACTCCGACTGCATCGGTGTAGAGTCTGAATCGAACCTCGATGGTCATGCGTTCATCCCCTCATCGACCTCGTGGATGTCCATGCCGAGGACTTCCTCTACGAGGTCGGCCCACTGGTCTATCCAATCGTTGTTTCTCTCGAAGAACCTTCCCAAGTTCTCACCGACCGTCCATTGGCGTGGTGGATATATATATCCATCCGGACTTTGCGCCGTTCTAACAGGCTTCCCCGCATTCCTGAAAATCGTGTTCGTCTGACACGGGGCATCTGTGCGAGAGAGAATCATCGAGCACTCCGGCCTCTTCGAGGACTCTCATGATGAAACAGTCTCGGTACTCTATCCCGCATCTCCGACAGACGAGCATCGGGAAGATTACTATGACTGCCGTATGTATATATATCTATGGAGACTAGACCAAATCTGTGATTACCTCTTCCTGAGAGGCGAGGGTGATCTCAGTCAATCCTGGCGAATTCCCAAACGGTATCGATACCTCGACGACGGCCTGTTTCCCCTCGAACCCATAAGGCCCATTGTTGATCTGGAGAACCTCCAATGGCATGATATCGATAGCGAACGGCGTCGAGACTGAGATCGACCTGAATGGCGACTTGTGACTCTGTACATATCTCCATGCCATCTTAAACAAGTCATCCCGATTTGTCGAGTTCCAGTCGATCTTGGCATCGAGAAGGCCATAACGTTCCACCGCGGAATCCGATTGGAAGACCTCATAAACTGTTCTGTCCCTCGATGAGACACAAATGCATCTCGTGGCCTGATCGACCCTGACATTGTCAGTCGAGTCTATGATTTCGTCATCCCAATCAAGTGTTCTGAGTGCCGGAGCGACTCCGAGATCGGGGAACTTCCTTACATAGAATCCCGGTATGTCCGACCCTCTGTCCGATGTCTCGAACCAATAGTAGGGTCTCGGGATATTTGCCGATTCATCTGCATCTATCATCCCCTCGACTATCTTCGAGACCAAAGCAGACTTCAGAGACCACCCTTCTGGGAGAATGATGTCCCTTCCGATGACCTTCTCCGGATTCGATGAGGCCACCCCTGAAATATCCAGAGGAGACCCTGAGAGATTCGAGACGAGTTTCCTTATGGCGACTCCTGCCTCAAAGTCTTCGAATGTTTCCTCATGAAGAGTGGTCGGTGCCGACCCCAAGTAGTATTCTCCAATGAGTTGATATTCCTTCCCCAACAGAGACGAGAACCCCACTGCATGAATCGAGACCGATTTCCCTGTCCCCCGAGATATACCTGCTCCTGGCGTGATGATTCCGATAAATTGCGCAAGGTCTGTATCAGTGACAGACCAATCGAGAAGAAGTTTCACCTTCCCTCCGACGGTGAACAGTTCCGTGTTCCCTCCTCTCGGATTCATGTACTCGAATTCTAACGACGGGGCGGCATTGACCCTTCGAGTCAATCTCCCCCCCATGATTCCATAGACTCTGGAATAGGATGTCTCCCACGGTTGGGCATAATAGAGGGCTGAAACCAAAGGTCGGTATGTACTATTCGTTTGGGTCGGATTCGTTTTCAGGGTCATGGACATCCTCATTCTAGAGTGATTGCGCATCTCCACGATCTCTTATTACCCCATCCTCCTTCGTTGTGCGTCTCCAAATCTCCCATTATCCTTCCTGTTCTCGAAGTCCCATCGACTGTGAGAGAGACCTTCTTGTTGTTTGTGACCACATCCCTGAGCGTCTCGATATCGTCGGGAACTCCATCTACATCTGTGTCTGTGTACGCGAATCCCTCAATCGAAACCTGTTTCGGCTTCTCCGAACCTGCAGTAATCTCGTAGGACTCCATCCCATCGAGAATCGCGCCGTGTCTTCCTTCGGAGAGATCGAGTACCTCGAATCCATCCACCAGATTATCGAGAGCGGTCGTAACCTCTGCGACTACAATCACGGTCATCGTCACGACGGATGAGTATAGTCCATCTTCATCCTTGACCCTCAGAGCGACGGTTTTCGTTCCCGCACCTGTCCACTGCATCGCCTGATAAGGAAGTGTCGTGGTGTAGTCTGCCGAGAATGCCCCACTGTAATCCTTATCCCACTCATAAGCATTCGACGCGGCGAGACTTCTGTTTCCTGCGGAGGCATACGACTCATCCCCATAGAAGTTGACATCAGTATTCAAGCCGATCAATCTCGGCGACGCCCTGATCTTAGCAACGGGATTTATCGAAGTGACGGTGATCGTGGCCGGGCTACTCTTGTTGGTCTCGAACCCCAGACTATTTCTCATGGCGACTCGACCTGAGTGACTTCCGACATATGGATACCGATGGACTCGGTGATTCCCCGGGGCAATCTCATCTATTGGAACCCATGCACTTGATACATCCGGGTCCGACCCCGACCCCCACTCAACATATCCATGCGTATCAGTGACTGGTGTCGGAGTACTAACATAAGTGTCAGGCGTTATCCAGACCTCGGCCTCACTGAAAACTGGCCCAGATGCGTCCCAGGTATGAGTGAAAATCTTCGGCCTAATCATCCATGTCTCATTCGACTTCGACCCATTGATTCCGGTGTTCACGCCATCCTCGATGAAGATTGCGAAGAAATAGACGATGTTCCCAGTGTAGTCGGTGCTGTCTATGTATTCCGATGTCGATTGACCAGTGATCGTTTCCACCAATGTATCCGAATAAAGGACTGGCGACGATGTACTTCTTCTGATCTTATACGATGCGAAGTCCACATCATCATTTGGAGACCATGTGAGTTTCACTTTCCTTGGGTCGGTCTGGTACGGGACTGCCTTGAGATCGACAATCTTCTTGGGCACGTCATCGTCATAATACCAGCGAATGACGGGTTTGTTCGAGCCGTTCTCAGCCGAGTTGAAAGTGGCCCCATCCGACCCTGATGTTTCATCGGCACAGCGGAGAATGACCCATGCAGACTGCCCCCAATCGAGGCCGATCTGCCCCAGGGAAAATTCATTCCATCCAGTTGTAGTTACGATTCCTTGGCCGAGGAACTCGTTGTAGTCCCCTCCTGCAATTGTCCAATTGTTGACACCGTTGTATGTATTCCATGTAGCTCCGTCTCCGGTAGCCGACCCATTCCCCGAACCTTCGAGAACTTCAGTTGCAGTTCTGGATATCTTGAATACCTGTATCAGGAGACCAGCAGCCGGAGCGGTGCTACAATAGATTCTGATTCTAGGCCGCGGATTTCCGGTTGCTCCGATTGGCTTTGATGGAGCGACGATCTTGACCAAGGCTCTCGCATCATAAGTTGAGGGCCAATTTTTTGCGACGTCAAGATTTGTCGATACTCCATAATTATATGTCGGGTCCGTGGCTTCAATGAAACAATCATCTGTGACTGTGACATCTGTATATGTCTCGACCATTATCTCAGAACCTCCTTGAGTTTCCTCATCTCTTCCGCGACTGCCTGACCGACCTTCCTCGGGTCATCCGTGACGACTGTGATATTGATCTGTCTGACATTGACCGAACCTCCTCCGGCGGAGAACGGACCTCCTCCTCTCAGGGGAGCGAATGAATATGCCTCTGGTCCAGCCTCTCCTGCGAGGAAGAGAGTCGGTTTTGAGACTAGACCATAACCTCCCTGAGCCATAGCAGTTGACCGAAGAGCCAATGCTCCAATCACAGCGGCGGCCATGACTGCTAGAAGGGCGGGGGCGAGAAATCCCGACGCGGCCACATTCGCAATCGCTCTTCCCCATGTTGCGAGAGCAGCCCTCGATTCATACGCGGCCCTTAGAAGGACGAGCGTGTTCCCGATAGCGACGGCGGCATTCAGTCCGATCATGACTTTCCTCAAGGCCTCGTTCTTGATTCCTGCCATTCCGATCAACATATTTGCCGTCGAGAGAGTGGCATTGATGGCCATGAGCCCCATCCGGTATTGGAACATCTCCTTTCGGGCATCTCCGAATGCAAGAATACTTTGTCTCGCTCCTGCTGAGATTCGGGAGAGACCATGAGCATGAGCCTCATAGACTTCTTCTCCACCTACGGACTCTGCTCCTACTCTGACTTGTACATCAGGCATCCCTTGTCGCCTCTCTCTGTTTCTCGATTGCTTCCTTCTCTCCTTCAAACATGACTGTAAGACCGGTCTTCAGAGCATCGATGAAGTCGGTGGGCTGGTCATCGAGGCCTCCTTTCACGGGGAGAACCCCATACCTCAAGGCCATGACTACATCGAGGAAGCGAGGCGGTTCGGGATATTTTGTCGGCTCTCCCCGAAGCCTCGCTCTCAGTTTTTTGTCTCGACCTGCCCGGATGCGACTTCATCGACGAACTTGAGGACATCCTCCCTCAAGGTATCATCCTTGATCTTCTCTGCGAGACCGACCTTGACGATAGTGAACTTATCCTGATTCCCGAGAAGAAAGTTCGTGACTAGCGACCTCAACCTCTCATATTCCCCATCAGGAAGGTTCTCGATCTCTTCCATCTTGAACGGGACGAGGTCCTCTCCCGATGTCTGTTCCGTCTTCCATTCGACGACCTTGAAGGCCACGACGGAGATCATCTTCATGTTGAACTCGTCCCCCACTTCGTTCTGCCTCTTCACTTCTCGGTCAATGAGTTCCTTCGCAAGTTGAAGGGCGGGGCCTCTTCCCTGACTGAGACTCCCGACAACCATGTTCACATAGGTCGCTCCCGGAATCCCGTATTCCCTCTCGATGTCATCTCGCTTCTTCTTAGACCACATTCTCAGTTCGATGGGTGTCTCCTTTCCATCGATCAGCACCGATGTTCGCATACTTCTCCTCCTTCTCACGCCTTGACATCCACGGAGTAGGTCTTAGCCTGGAACTTCCAAGTATCCATGACCTCGGCATCCGAATCCTCGATGTTCAGTTCATATGGGCCAAGCACCTGGGGATTGCTCAGAGTGATGTTGATGTACTCTGAGTTGGAGTTCTTGGCGAGATTGAGGATGATACTCGTGAGTTCTGCGTCTGCACTACTCGGGTCTGCTTCGTACTTATCGAGGAAGACGTCGTCGACTCTCGGTATCGTCGCCTCTAGGAAGACGTCTCTCCCGACAATCTCACAATATCCCAGAGTCGGGGTGGGCCCTACGACGGCCTTCGACTTCAGCTTGTTCTGAATCGAGAACTTCAACTTCTCCCCATAGACGGTCGGTACGGGACTCGTGTTCCATGTCACGGTGGCATCATCATTTGGATTGAAGAGAGAAGTCGTTGATTCCGTCGGCGCGGCCACTGCCCGAGAACTCGATCTCACACAATCCTTGACGGAGAACTTGATTTCCTCCTTAGCGAGACCGTCTTCCAGGGTCAGATCAAGAGACTCGATCATGCATCCTGTCAGAAGCCAGAACTCATCGGTGTCCGGCCAATCGAATCCTCCCTCGATGGTGATTGATCTCAGATTCCCATATGATGTCGTGGGGTAGTTTGTGATAAGTCCAGTTGTGCCATTCGGGGCCGACCCCAATGCCAATCCCAGAAGAGAATTCGACGGGTTGTCATCGGCGAGATTCATCTCAAGATTGAATCCGACCTTCTTCCATTTCCTGGCGAATCCCTTCGGGTCTATCCCGCTTCCTATCGATCTCCGGGCCTCCTTCTGCCAATCGGGACCAGAGACTACGGCCTTCTTGATATCTCCGAGGAAAGGAAGTCTCGCTGTTGCAGGGTCCGTTCCCCAGGTTGATTCGAACGAATATCCGAAGGGCGTGAAGTCCCTCATCGTCACTACTGCCATTTTCTCATGTCCTCCTGTGTAATTTGACCTTGACCTTGATCTCGACTATCGTCTCGAAGTACTCAGTTCCTTCTCCATACAAAACCTTTGCCTTGACTATCCCGATGGAATCTATCATATCGAGATTGTCAAGCCTTGGGTGAAGTTGAAGGAGTTCCCAGAATCTCTCAATTTCCGAGTACGCCTTTTCCATCTCGGTCTTCTGGGCATTCGCCCTGACGAACCACACTGTCAGGATGGCTTCCATCTTCCTTCCCGAGATCATCTCTTCCATGTTCTCCTCATCGAGGATTATCATGGCATACGGATATTTCTGAGACCTCTGTTTGTCGAAGTAGAAGTTGGTGTACTCCCGGAACCAATCCGATCTCTTCAGAATATCCTTGAGACCCTGAATGATTGACCATGTGGTCGTTCCAAGAGGAATCGCTCCCGTCGGCGATTCTAACGAAGTTGGCGATTCGTCCGAGACGATCAGTGGTTCCATATCTAACTCACCGTCACGCTATGCCAATCATCGGTTGCAGCAGTAGCCTTGATGTAAAACTTGCTTTCATTGCTGTTGAAAACCAGAGTTCCGATGGCATTACCGTACACCGCATCTGTGGGGGGGCCGGCGTCGGCTTTTTCTCGGATAACGAGTTGAGATGAACTCGAATCAAATTTCAGACGGCCGACCATTGTAGCAACGAAGTTAGTCATTTCAAGATAAACCGCTCCCGGTCCCTGAAAATACGAGTAACTTCCAGAAGTACCATAATAGGCCGAGCTACCGTCTCCACTCATGAGACATTCCTGCACTCTCATCCGGTGCTTGTGATGCTGGGCGTAATTCGCTTGGTCATATTGAGCCGTTTCCATGACCTCCAAGCCGAGTCCACCAGTGTAGGAAACTCCTTCGGGATTGTCAAAGGTTGTATGGAGAGAATCGGCTGTGAATATAACAGGAGAACCTCCGGCCATGTAGAATTTGCAGCGAGTTATGGAGCATGCCCAAGTGTGCATGAATTTGATTCCGTAACCAGCAACCGAACTCTGTTCTATGAAACAATTTTTGATTTCCGAGTAGTAGGTATAGTCGGGAGTCGCATCGACTAATATACAACCGGTGCTGCATACTTCAAAGTAACAGCCTTCCACCAAACAGCAAATTCCTCCTATTAATTGCAGTCCCAGTGCGCTGGATTCTATGGAAACATCACGAATACTCACTGTTGCAGCTCCGACCAGAACATTAACACCGATTGCGCACGTCTGGATAGAACCGCCAATGATCTGATTGGCATTAGCGTGATTGGTGAGTAGAACACCCGAACCGGACATTGTATCTATATGATTTGGACCGATGATACAATAGAAACATTCGTCGATGTAGATGCCGTTGATATGTGCGGAGACGTAGCAATCTTCGACTCTCGTGAAATGACACCATTTTAGGTGAACGGCATCTGCTCCTGTCCCAGAACTCGATATTTTCAAATTCTTGATACGAATGTGCCACAAGATGCTGGCTGCCGTGTGCTCAATCGTATTCCCAGTTCCAGTGTTATAAAGGATTGAGGCCGGCCCTTCTCCTTCCAGAAGTATGTTGCCGACACTAAGAACAATTGGACCAGTCAGAGTATATGTTCCAGACTTGAAAAATATTTTCCCTCCGGAAGTGAGTGCATTGACCGCAGATTGAATCACAGTGAGGGCGTCAATTCCGGACCACTCTACCTCTCCGGTAATGCCGTTTTTCGCAAAGTATGTACTTCCTTCCTTCCAGACGACATATGAAGTGGGACCGATTCCGGTTTCCTGTACTCCCGATCTTCTGTCCGTGACATCTGCGGCGAGAATGTACTGCCCACTGGGTCTCAACCATACCTCGGCGAGAACCACATCCCCTGCGGCGAGGGCATACGATCCTGTGAAATCCGCAGGAACCGGCTTCCGAGTGTATCTTCCCGAGAGGTCTGCGGGAACCTTCTGTTCCACCGAACCCGCGACGGCCATGACTGTTCCTGTTGTCGACTGGACATAGACCACGATTTTCTTGTAGTAAGTTGCATGTTGATAGGAAACGAGATTGATCGATGAACCCGTGATTGCGAATCTTCCTGTACCAGTTCGGACTATCCCCGATGCATAGGCCACATTCGTGTCCGACCCCGATGCAGAACAGCCACAGCCGGAGATCACCCCGATTCCTTCAGCAGCTAGTTTGAGAGAGTCGAAGTCGAGGCCGAATTTGACATACCCGGTTTTGTCATTGACGATTGGCATTTTAGACCACTTCCCACCATATTGAGTCTCTGTTGACCCTTGCCTTCTCTTCGTCGATCTCCTTCCTCAGGTTCTCCACTCTCTGAGTGAAGACATCATCAGCTCCGAACTGTAAAAACCTTTGGTAGAGGTCGATGACTGCCATCTTGATGATGGTCTCTCTGATCTTCTCGGGGGCATCATAGTACCCATGCACATAGGTCATCCTGACCGAATCGAGACGATAGGAGACGATTCCCGGATGGACTTTGACCTGTCCCGAGAGTTTCATCGATGCCGACGAATACCAGCCCGAGAATTCATTCTCGATAATCGATGCCCATGATGTTGACCCCGACCTTCTCTCCAGTGACGAGATCGAGATGATGGGCCAATAGAAGGTTCTGAAGAACCTCCCAGTCTCGGGAATATCGTGGCACTCATTCGTCTCCGACCCTCTCATGAAGAGTTTCTTGGTCATGGTCCTGTCCGAGACCCATGAGTCGTAAATCTTCTCCTTCCTCTCGACGATCTTCTCGATCTCATCATCGTCAATGAGAGCCAGTCTCTCTGCCGTCCCTGCTTGAATCTCCCCGAGAAGTCTTGACGCGGCCTTCCTGATGTCTTCGGCGAGAGGAACATACATCCCGAGTTCGGTCCAGGGTGCGATATAGGCCTTCGTCGCTGTGTAAATTGCCTCATCTCCTGTCCCGGTCGGGTTGTCGATCTCCTGATAAGGTCCGGAATCCGACCCCCACCATATCCCCATGAGGTCAATGCCAACATAAGTCCCGGTCAGCAAGGCCCCTACGATGTTATCCCAGAGGCGATGCCCAAGGTCGTGAACTATTCCCAATCCGTTGGTCATTTCGATGCCTAGGTCATTCCTGACGATTCTAGCAGCCTTTATGAGGCTACCCGTGGTAAGCGGCACATTCGAAGCGAAATACATCCCCACCCCGCAATCCTCGAACCAGGGGTCAACGGCTTCGGTCTCCTCGACATTCGACCCTCCTTCGAGATAGAGACCCCATGAACATGTGAAGAACCGGACTCCTTTCATGAACCCCTTCGCGGCATTGAGATGTACTCCCTTCGAGGCATACCAAACTTCGCATTCCTGAAGTTGAACCTTGACCGTGGCCGATGTAGTCGAGACTAGACCGACCCATCCCCCCCTGATCTCAGAGTTCGCGGTGAACTTGACAGGCTTCTCTCTCGACCCTGAGGCGATGAGAGTCCCGTTGGTTGCATCTATCGAGTAGTTGCCGTCCGAGATGACCTCGGTCCCGGCGATGACTTGAAGAATCTGATCTATCCCGATCACGACATTCCCTGTCAGGTGAATCGGGGAAGGGTTCGAATCGTCCCCCCAGATTTCCGTGTTGATTGTGCCACTCTTGTTGGTCATGTTACTTCACCATGTCCCACACGATTGCGACGACTGTCGGTACTACCACGACGAGAATCCCGACTATGACTTTCCAAGTTGTCTCCATCACCGTTATTCTCTTCTCGTGGTCCTTCTGTGTCGAACATACTTCCTTGACATCCTCCGACATAAGTTTAACTTCCGTGGCCAGGCTGGTGAGCAGGTCGTGGTCTATCATCTTGGTGTACTTCGCTTCGAGTTCCATCCTCTTGAAGTTGTTGTCGATGTTGTTCATGAACCTTCCCCACTCACCGAACCTGGCCCTAACCTCTGGTTTGAATCTTCGTGACGACGGCTTTGAGTATATCCATCGCTCCATATGCCGATGCAATAACTGCCGGTCCGAAGACTACAAACGCCCCCAAGATGCTCATCGTCATCATGTCGTCCAGACTGATAAGCACTGGTCCATATAGGATTGCCACGAGGATTCCCGCGACCACTTGGATGAGAAGTTCCATCCGTCTCGTCTCAAGTGGGGGAATGATTGCGTGAAGCAATCCTCCGATCACTCCCATGACTAACAGGAGTGCTACGGCTATCAGTTCTTCCATGTTTCTCTCCCTCCTATCTGTACCACCAAGACCTCCCTTCCTGTCCGGCAACCTCTCCGGCGATCTTGCCCATCGAGGTCTTGGTGAACTCGACTGTTCCTTTCACCTTCCCATCCGATGTCTTGAGAATCGTTTGATACTTGACGACCCTCCCATCCGCATACTTGGTGATCGAATAAGTTGCCGGCCCAGTGATCACTGCGCCATCCGACAGTTTGGTGAACTGTTGGCCTTTGAGGACTCTTCCAGCCCCGAATTTGCTCATCTCCATTGTCTTCTTGATTCGCCCATCACCGAACTTCGAGAGTTCTACTGTCTTCCGAATCCTTCCATCACCATACTTCGTAATCGATTGAGTGGTGACTGCGACTGGAGCAAGTGCGGTGTTCCCTCCACTGTTCACATCTGGTCCGAGGCTCAATGTTCCGGTGGATGCTCCGGTTGCGCCCGCAGAAACTTGAGCGACATGAGCGCCGGAAACCGCTTGGTCCAATCCCAGGTTGGAACTGTTATCGAATCTCTCGGTCATAGCACCGAGATTCGCGCTGGACTGAACCGACGACGAGCCATTGTCGGAGTCGTGCATCGTGAACAGAAGCCAACATCCGGCCACAGTCGTCGTGATGGTCGCGGCTGTGCAAGTGCTCGATGATGCATTCGCCGTCAGAACGCTTATGTTGATTGGCGACCCCGATGCGAGACATCCACGGAATACGATGGCCGTAGCGACTATCCCATCTCCTGCGGTGTGCGTGACTGTGAACGCTCCCTCCGCGCCTGTACATCTCTTCCATGCGAGAGTAGCCCTCATCGCAGTCGTGTTGTTCGCTTCTTGGTATATCGTCCATCCAGCGGGGAATGTCACGGCCACATTGTCGTGCGTCGTCACCGCGCATATCATTATGTCGTTCGTTTGCGTCACTGGCGGTGTGACTGAAACATCGCCACTCCCCGCCGCGGCATCATTCGAAACCCCGACATAAGTTATCGCCATGCTCAATCCTGTCTCCCATCGTTATCCAGAAGGCATGAGAATATCTCTCCCTTCGGACTCTGATGTATCATCTGGACGAACTTCTCCTTCGGGTGATCTCCCCGGGTCTTCCATCCCATGAAGAAGACGTGCATCCTCCCGAGGTCTCTCCCATCTTGACTCATGAGAATCTGATTCCTTCGGAAGAAGACGAGCCTCTTCCCCTCGGGAATCTCTACTCTGAATCTCACGGATGACTCGGGTAAAATGAGGACCATTGACTTGGCCTGATCGACCAGATCGAGAGGAGGGAATCCATCCTCTCCCGACTTGAGTGTTCCATCTGCACCTTCGATTTCCCAGCCATGGTCCTTCATCGATCTCCCTCTCCCTACTGCTCATCATATTGCAGAGTCATCGTCTTCTGGTTCGTGTTCCCCGGCGGGGTTGTACCCAATGTTTGAGTCTGCCACTTCCAGTAATCCGAATATCCTGCGGCTATCAATGAACCTGTAAGCGAACCCCCTATCCCGAGATTCGCACTCCCGGGGTCAGCGATTGGTATCGCATATCCAGACATCGTGGTCGTGTTCGGTTGAGAGTACGCTGTGACCTTGTATGTATCATAGTTTCCTTGGACGGTGTGCAATACCGACTTGATGCTTTCATCCGTCACATAGTTTCCATTCGACTTCCAAATCTGAATGTTGTCGATCTTGTTCGACCCATTCAAGGCTGTGAGATGAATCCTCTCCAACTTGAACATGGCGTTCTGGCCAGCGGTCACGGGATGATTCGCGTAATCCGTGTTCGGTTCGTCCACTGTACCCCAGTTCAGATTGGTAACGTTGTGGGTGATCGATTCTCCCGTCGATTCGTTGGATTCGCAAAGTTCTACCGCGGCGGCCATGAACTCATCTCCTCAAGGAGAAATCCTGGTCTGTCGGCCTCATCCCTCTCCTGCTCGGGCAGAGATGTTCGACATATTCCTTTTCCGTTGCCCATCTCTGACCGCAGACTCCGCAGACATGAGATGACACTCTCTTTGGTTTCTGCCACCAGTTTCTCCATGACATGATCTTCTCCTCCTAGCCATAAGGCTCCATTGTTAGCATCACTACCACTTCACCATTCGCGCCGATTGTCTTAGGCGTGACCGACCGGTTCACCAAGGCCATGTGCATCAAGGACAATCGTTGGTTCCGCGCCAAGACTTCGATGCTGTTGTCATCAAGTGCGACCGGGAAGACACGCGGCTCATCAATGATGCCCGTGAAATATCGGCGGTCCGATGCGTTTCCAGATCGTCCAACTTCTAATGGTTGGCCAGATAAGGAACTAACGCCCGTGATTGTACGCTGAATGTCCAATGCGCCATCAACATAGAACCGCAATATTGTGCCACTGAAGGTTACAGCCACATGATGCCATTTGCCATCATTGATGACTTTGGTTCCATACACTGACACCGAACCATCATAGAAAGCCAGTTTGCCTACATTTCCAGTGTCGTTCATGTGCAAGACATAACCTGTCCATGGTGAATCTGGCCGGATTCTTGATATGATGCATGCTTGATTAGTGGTACTAATTTTCACCCAGGCAGACAGTGTACCTACATCAATACGAAACTTGTCGTTTGTTCCGCAAGCCACATAACTGGTCGTTCCGTTGAAGGATTGAGCATTGCCCACGCGCCCCTCCACCGTGGTGCAATCGGTCATGGTCCCGTCTGTCACGCCACTTTCGTCAGCGAAGTTTTTCAACTTTCCCGACCTCAAAGTGTCCATGTCTAGGTCTAGGAGGGCCGCCGATTCCTCCACATAGGGCAAGGGCGTGGCCAAGGCGGTATCATAGTAATACTGTGCCCCTGCGGCGTATCGCTTGCCGTTCGTCGCCAGGTCAAGCGCGATCTTGCCCAGCACACTATCTCCGTCGAGGTCGGTCAGTTGCTTCATGGCTCTTGATGCCAACCACAGTTCCCAGTTCAGCGCCTCATCAGCTTGAATCGCCGCGTGCACCACGGCGCACTTCTTGGCTCGGTTCGGGAAGATTATGTCCTCTTCCTCGATGCCGCCGTTCGCCGCTATCGCTGTGGTGAAGTGAGTGTCCTTGTCGGACCTGATGCGAAATGCTTCCCGCACGATCTCGACTCCTCATCCTATTGGTTCGCAGGTTACAATGACCACTACTTCCCCGGTGGCACCCGCATTCTTGCTCGTCGCGTTTCTGTTGAGTAAGGAGACATGTAGCTTAGGTGCTGTTCCAGGCGCATCGTCATCCATATAGATGACCGGGGCGGCCAGTTCCTTGTTCGCATAGTAGGTGCCACTTGTGCCGTAGTATTTCTGATCTGCGACGGCAATGGCAACTCGACCTATGTACGCATCCAAGTCCATGTCGGTATCCTCAGCCGTGGCCTTGTTCCAGAACCACAGTTCCCAATCTAAGGCTTGGTCGGCCAGGATTTCTACTGCCAGGATGGCGAATCTGTTCACTGCCGTCTCAGTTAATATGTCCTCCTGTTCGAATGCATTCTGGGCTATGGCTCCTGTGAAGTGGGCATCCTTGTCCGAGCGTATTCGGAAGACCGCGACTCTTGCCATGAACGATCATCTCCTCTTCATGACAAAGTCTAGTATCCGAATACCAAGCACAGGACGACTCCGCAATCCGTCGTCGCTACTGACTCGACCCCGATTGTTGCCGAACCCCACGAGTGAATCTTGGCTCCGTCCCAAGAGAAGGTAAGACCCTTCTCATATGAAACGGGGAAGAGTTCCTCGATCTTGCCGAACCCTACGTCTGCGGCTGAGATTGGTTCTCCACTCGCCGTGTACGACGTGATGTCGATCAGGACGAACTTGTACTTCAGGTCTCCACTCACATGGGGAAGACCGACTCCTGTTATTGTGTTTGTCATCACTCATCGCCTCCGATGATCTTCCTGGCGATCTTCGCCACCTTCTTAGGGAGATCGATGACCTCCCACGTTTCCGGATTGCTCTCTGCCATGCCCTTGAACATGGCGAGATCATCCTCGTTCGCAACCTCCACGGGGAGATTCTGAATGAACTCGTAAGGCGTCGCGGCCCTGTCCATCTTGACTCCTCGATGGAGGACTCTCTGCATCCCTCCCTTGTAGACTACCTTCATCCTTGATTCCTCCTCGAATGAAATGGTTTAGAGTAGGGGGTTAAACCCCTACTTGAGGTCTCTCAGCCTTGCGTGGACCTTCCTGTTGGTCACGACGAGTTCACCGATGCCGTACCAGACTCCCCGGATGTTGTGCCCGACCTGGAACATGTCTGCGGACTCGTTGTAGCTCACCGGCAGTCCCCAGAATATCCCGAGATGGTCGTTGTCGTACATCGTGATCGGGGTGATGGTATCTCCGGTCTTGTCCACCAGATCATGCCTGATAATCGGGAATCCATCGAAGGTGGCGATCTTGCCCCCCATCTGAATCCCCGGGCCGACGACGACTCCATCGCCGACGGTCATCTGGTAGGCCTCCATCGAGTACCTCATCTTCGCGTCCTCGATCTCTGACCAGCGACTCCATGTGTCGAACCCTGTGAGATACCACTTGTTGTCCATGGACTCCCAGTATGGTTCGACAGTCTCCCTGATGTCGTTGATGAGCTGTAGCGTCAGGTCTCTGTCTGTTCCGCTCGTCGCTCCGAGGTATGACCCCATGAACGACGTCTCGGTCGAGACATCGATCCCGTACATGTCCTCATCGCCAGTGGTGTATGTCTGTTGTGTGGTCTCAGTCGTGGTCGCCGGGACTCTTCCCAGAGACTCGAAGTTCAGTACCGGGAGGTCGTTGTAGTTTTTGAGCAGGTCTGCCGTGAGGGCACGCCAGAAGTCCTTCTCCACGACTCTCCTGTTCTGATCGACGGCGACTCCGTCGGCCAGTTTTGCCAGAATCTTCAGTCTCTGAGTGTAGTCTGCGACTACCTCAATCTCCTTTGGGCTCGGTGCGATCTCCAAGTAGATCGCTTCGACGCCTCCCCCGAGAGCCGCGCCCTCGGCAATACCGATTCCACTTGCTACCGATGCTGTCTTCACGATTCTGAATCCCTGCCTCGGCCATGCCTTCTTGGGCAAAGCTCCGAGAGGGTCTGTCCTCGTGGCATACGCCATGAACACAGCCATGTCATAGACTGCATTGATGGCCCCTGTGTCAGCGGTCGTCAGAGCGGCCTTTGCCAACTCGTCGACCAACTGAAGCTCCGCATTTCTACCGTCGAGGGTCGGGGATTTGATCTCCAAGGCTTGCCGGACCCTCTCCTTGTAGAAGTCTTCGACGCCCATCCCTGAGTCATCGAAGAACGTCATCTTGTCGTAGACGCTCATCTCTGGTCCCTCCTACTTCTTCGGGGCGATCAAGCCCAGGACATCATTCGCCGAGTTGATCTTCGACCAATCAATCGCGGCATTCTTGATGTCTTCTGGCGACTGCCCCCTGCTCTTCCCTGACCCTGCGGGTTGTCCGATCTTCCCCTCTATCCCGAGTACCCTCTCGGAGAGTTCGGAGAATTTCTTGCCCCAGTCTTCGAGGGCCTTCTTCATCTCTTCGCCGACTTTGGCGAAGTCCCCCTTGGAAGTCTTCAGAGTCTCCATCTCTGCCTTCAGAGATGCAATCTCCACTTCCTGAGCCTTAATGAGGGCCATGTAGTCCTCAGTCTTCGGCTCCTCCTTCTTCACTCCCTCAGCCGGAGGGGGTGCTTGTTTCTCTGTGGTGTCCTTTGGCTTGTCGGCCATTGTAACCCCTTCCTTGTCAACGCCCCCTCCAGGAGGGGTCGCTTGACCTTGACCCTTGCCCATCGATTCCTGCTGGGCCGGTGGACCACTTGCCCACAGCCATCCGCAGAATTCCTCTGGAACATCTGCAAACGATTGTGCGCGGCCTATACAGGCATCCCACCAATCCTCAGGAGGACGTCCGTCCTTCTTGATTGTATCGCCATCCCACCAAGGAAATAGAACTGTCATGGACTTGGCATTCTGCGCTGCCGCATGGGCGATCTTGGCGCATTTCTCCTTATCTGTTACACCTTCACTTTCCTGATTTTCACGACAACCAGCATACACATGCGCGAGAACAGTTTTCTGGTGATCTGTGTAATCCGATGCTGGTTCGGGTGCTTCAAATCCCCCATATCTCTGACCTGCCGCTTTCCCTTCTATCGCGCGCATGATCGTGGCACAATAGGCCTCCGGGTCTTCCTTATCGCTGTTCGCCGCCACACACGCAGCAAAATCCTTGTAGCCACCGAATGGCTTGCTCAGTGCCGCTTGTAGTTGTGCATTGATATCAGTCACGGCCACATTTGTATCTATTCCTGCGGCCTCAAGTTTGGCTAGAAATTCGCGGCATTTCGGGCACTTGACTATCAGTTCTGTAATGGGCATGCCCTTCGCCATCGCCACGATTGCCTTGTCAGTTATCCTCAGTCTGATCTTCTCTTCCATCTTCCTTTCCTCCGAATACTCCTTTGCTAATCCAAACTTTACGATCACCTTCGTCAAGTTCCTTATCTCGGCGTCCCCGCTACCAAGGGCCTTTTCAATCCAGTACTTTTGAGACCAGACTTCCGGGCCCAGACTCTTCGCGAACGATACCCTGTTGACAGTCGCTCCCACATTCGCAGGGTCTTGCCCGACCCATCCCACTGCCCACAATCCGATGTCCGTGATCTTCTTGAAGCATCGATTGTCGATGCAGACAGTGGACTTCCCGGTCGGGACTCCTCTGATCGAACTCGAACCCTTTGTACCATACCTTTGGAGAATCTTCCAGACTTCATCATGGTACGGAATACCTGAAGTCTGAGAATCGAAGATGCCAAACTTCGCCTCGGCATTCCCTCCTCTGAAACGGAACCCTATCGGCTTTCCGATCACGAGGTCGGAATGATACCATGTATAGACCCCATTCTCGTTGAACCAAGGCATGATCTGTTTGAAGGTCTCTTCAGTCAGAAGTTCATTCTGAAGATCAACCATAGGACTTGAGATGAACGACTCGATGATTCGGCCATTCGGCCAGGGTTTCTCTCCTTGCCACGGAATGTCTTCCGGCATCAGGTTTCCCTCCGATCTAGGGCCTCTTGGATTCGGGCGTTCATGATTCCGTCGATCTCGGGAATCGTTTCATCTACTGACTCCCCGAGATACCGATAGGCCTTTGTGCCCGGATGATGGACGGGCTTTGTGGTGAAGACCCAGCCAGTCGGCTTGATCTTGACCCCTCCTGGCCCGGACTTGTATCCGAAGACCATTGCCTCTGTTGACCACGCGAGGAACGGTTTGGTCTTCGGGGCGATGATGTGCGGCCTTGTCCCTCTCTCTACATATCCGGCATAAGGCGCGTTGTACCCAACGATTGCGAACATGTCTCCATATCTCACATTCCCGGTTCCTTTCAGATGGCCGGTCTTCACGTTGACCTTCCACTGCGACTTGGCGAAGATCGAATCCGCAACGTCATAGAGTCCCAGTTGAGTTGCCTCAGTGACGATTCCCGGTGTCTGCTGCAACTTGACAACTACCTCGTCGGCATTCGTCTCGATGTTGACCTTAATCATCCCATCGCTCCCATTGAAGAAGCGGGTCTGCGAACCCAAGTGCATCTGCACATCGGGTGCATATAACCCTTGCCCCCATCTGCCTGTCTCATCCCCTCGAATGTGTACGGATTCCCAGTGAAATTCCGAATGACTCCATCGACCTCGACGGTTCCCCCGAAGGCGACGGCATTGCATATTTCGCAAGTCCTCGGGTCGTGGGCCGGGACGAACTCGAAGACGTCGTCAGGCGCGGCGATCTTCTCCCATCTCGATCTCCTGGCGAGGTTGGTTATCCTTGACATCTCCGTCCTGACGATTCTCTCAAGTTCGAACTTCGTTCCCGAGATGACCTTCGCCAATTCGTTCTTCAGTTCGGCTATTGTGAAGCCACCCGGCGTCTTGTACTGGGTCTCGATTACTTCGAAGAGATTCTTCCTCTGGTCTCCAACGAATCTCTTCAGAGCAGATTCTATCCCCATCGGGTCAACCCTCATGAACTCCAAGGCATCTAGATCGGTTTGCATGAAGGCGGGGTCCCAGCCTTCCTTGTTCGCTCCCTTGTCGAGAACCTCCGAATAGTAGTCGATCTCGAATTGTCTCGCTTCCTTGATGATCTCGGTTTCAAGATCGAGAAGAGCGAGTTCCACTGTTCTTCTGTAATCACTGGCATTCTTGGCGAGACCTATCTTCCCGATTGCTCCCTCTCTGATCGAGAGAAGGTTGTCGAGGAACTTCTTCTCGGCGATTGAGATGCCCTGCGGCACACCTTCTCCTGGCGGCGCATTCCTCGGTAAGAGAGACTTGGAGGCCTGTTTCTGGCCCTCCTTCGGTTTCTCTTCATTCATCGGCTTTTCATCACGGGGGAGTTCCTGACCTTGTATCTGAGGATTCTGTTGAATGGGTTCGGGATTCCTAATCCTGAGTTCCCAGTTCTCATCGATGATGGCATCGACTCCCTGAGACCTCAGAGTCACGAATGTTTGGGCCTTGACCTGCTCGATCTGTGACTTCCTCATGAGGTCGTCCTTCTTCGGCGACTTCATCTGGAACTTCCACGATTTGATTTCCTTGAAGAGGGGCAGAACCTTAAGGTTGAAGAACTCGTTCATCGAGGCCTGGTCGTCGGCCACTGTATCCATCGAGACCTCGATAGTCTCGGTCTCCTGACCTAGCTTCCCCGGTGTCTGGACTCCGAGCATGTTCAGAGAGACTCCCATATTGATGGCGATTGCCTCTCGGTAGAACTCGGCTAGACTCCTTGCATCGAGATCGACAAGTGAGTCGAGAAGGTCGATCACGACGGGGGCTTCCTCCGTCCCAATCATGAGGTTCCTGCGAATCTCGGGGTTCTTCTTCTTCTCCTCCGAAACCGATCTCAGCATATCGTTGACTATGACCTGGGACATCTTCGGAAGAGCAATGATCTTGTCTGCGCTCGTGTTGTTTGCATAGGCCGAGTACTGGTATCTCTCCATCCACTTGATGACCTGGCAGACATACCAGACTCGTTGAACCTTCGAGACTCCTCTCTTCCTTCGACCATACGCCCGGGACAGATTCGAGAGAATCTCTCCATCAGTCCACCGAGCGACTATCTGTTCTCGGTCGTCGACTTGAATCCATCGAGTCTCGACTAGAGGTTGCCCACACTTGGGGCATGACTTGATCGAGTCGGGGTAGTGAATGTCGGGGCCTCCCGGCTTGATGCACTCCTTACAGAAAAACTGCGCTGGTGTACTATCGGCCTTCTCCCTCATGTATTCAGACGGGAGAGGCCACAATGCCGTCGGTCTTCCCAACGGGTCGGGAATCATCTCAAGGAACCAATCGGCGGTGGCTGTCTTGTACCACGCAATCCCTTCGAGAATCGCCTTGATCGAGTATGCGACTGTGCCATCCTTCCCTTCATTCGGCTTCTCGAAGAGGGCCTTGATTCCATCGAGTTCCCTTTCCAGAACCTGTCTGTTGACTTCCATCTCGGGTTCCTTGAGGACGAAGTCATATCCTTCCCTAGTATCTTCGAGAACGATCTTGTCAGTGGCCGTGCCGACCATCCACTCATTCATGACCAGTGAGACGAGTTCCTTCGGATTCCTCAGAGGCACGAGGAATCCATCCTTCTCGATAGCGGCGACGGCCATCGGTGTCTCTGGTCTCGCCCTCCCTTGAGGGGCTTCGGCCTTCGGTGCGGCCTTCGACAATCCGACAAAAGCTCCCCGCAATCTATCGACTAATCCCATCAGTTGACCGATATGCGGCTCTGTTGTACTTAAGTGCTCGTTCAATTCGTCGGAGAAGGTTGCGGCGGTTGGAGTCGAACCAACTACACGGGGGCATGAACCCCGCAGTTTGACCGATAGCCTACGCCGCAGTTATGAAGGGTGCGCCGCTTCATCCTGCCACACTGAGTTGGCAGTGCTCACCACTCCTTCGTCAGCGGCGACTTACCCCGGTTGGAATCCTGATCTCCCCATCGAAGAGATTGGAATGTCGGGGATGTTGGAAATGTTGAGATTTCCTTCGATTTCCATCGAATTGTCCTGACAGTCCGGGGAAGTTCGAGATTCCTTCATTTCCCCGGAATTGTCCCGACTCCTCGGGATTCTTCTAGGAATGTTACACTGCCCGAGATTGTTAGAATATCGCCTCCTCATTACTTAAGAACTGCGCCGATGGGAGTCGAGGGAGGAAAAGTTCGAGAGGAGAGGATTGAACCTCTGCCTCATGCGAGGTTCTTCGAGAGATTGATTTGTTCGACCCCATCAGCGACTATGTCATTGTTTCCTCGATTACTTAGACCCTCGGCTGACCAATCAGAAAAATAGAGGGAAAAGGTTTCAGTCCTGTTCAAGATAACAGGATTCTTGGACATCCCTGAAGGCGATCCCGGCGATCTTCACCATGCGAGTCTTGTGAAAGGCGATTCCGGTCTTCTTCCCATCCTTGTCTCTCGCGTACCAATGAATCGTCTCTGCCGTCTTCCCGCACTTCGGGCATACTTCAGATGCCATCGAAGTGCTCCGGCTTGAGACCTCCCGCAATCTCCTCGACCAGACTCACTCTCTGTATCATGAGAAGAGGATGCTTCGCCTCGAATGCTCTCGTCTTCTTCCATGCCTCTTCCCGAGACTCGGCAATCACGTAGGCCTCAAAAACAGCGACCCACAGTTTGGTCCCCGATCTCGACTCAGGGTCTTGCCCAATACTCTTGGCACTTTCGTTCCCAGTCATCGAAGTCCTCCGATTTCGGATGATGGATGAGACCCATCATCTGATAGGTCTTCCCAGATTCTCCCGGCTCATTCGGAACTTGTTCGACCCACTCCTCGATCACGCACTTCTTCACCGGGTCGCACTTGATCTTGACCGCGGTGCAGATGGGGCATCTCTTCTTCGGGTCTGCCGGGGCGTTCGCATTTCCTGTCGGGTGCCAAAGGCAGTGACTGAGCTTCGCCTTCGCACGTTCTTCCTCTCGACTCACTTCCTCACATCCTAGACAGGAGTTGTTGGTCGGTCAGTTCCTCCTGTCCAGATAGGATATTGGCGACTGAGACGATAAACCGTTTCTGACTTTTTTCAGTTCAACTGGCCGTCATCTGTGAACGAATCGATTTTTATCATGTCCTATTTCATCGTCACTTTTCGGCCAGTTGATACGGCTTCCACTCGGTTCCTCTCGCTTTCGAGATTGCATTGCAGAGACGATTCAGATTCTTGGCATTCAACTTCTTAATATTCCCGAGGTTCTCATCGGGAATCTTGGCCATCCTGACCAAATCTTCGATCAGATCATCTCGACGTTTCCACTTGACGACTTCCGTCATCAAGCCACCTTCCTTCCTCTGACCTTCCTACGGTACATCGGGGCGAACTGTTCCATCCAAGGATGCGACTTTGCGCGGAGGTATTTTCCACTCGATGATTCCTTCCCTCTGTAACCTGGCGGACAGCGAGAATGACAGAACTTTTCTCCCTCCCACTTCAGGAAATCCTCCCATGACTTGAAGTTCCCGCACTTGATGGGAGTCCCATCGGGCATCTTGTCTCTCCAGCAAGGCATTGTCATTTTGTCGGCCTCCGTTGTCGTTGGGAGAAGGTTCTGAATGTGCAGTTTTTGCGAATTCCTTTAAGTTCGATTATCAGAATCTCCCCCTTTCCCATCCCGTGCCCTCTTCAGTCTGATTTCCATAGCCATCTGCCGGACACTGTTGAGGCTTCTCCCGAGATGTTTGGCAACAATCCTGTGCTTGATACCCTTCTCGACTGCATACCTCTCGACGATCTTCTTGTCCTTTTCGGTCCATCGTTTAACCGACATTTCTGCGTTCTCAAGTTCCGGGATGAATATCTCCTCGACCTCTGCGACGATTGGCTTCCTCTTCATATTTCTCAGTCCTCGAAGACCTTAATACTAGAGACGACGGGTCTCGCCGAATGATGGAACTCGAATGTCCCATCATCATTCGTGTCGATAGTCACGTATCCGATCTCCGGTGGCGTGATGATTCCCTTCATGACATCGTAGGGCGTCGGACCCTGCCAACATGGAAGGATGATTCCTCGACTCGCGCTGTACCCGACATCGGTGTAGAAGTGAACATGAGACCGAATCACTATGTCGATCTCTCCATACTTCTTCCTGCTGTCATTCAACTTTAGGAGAACCATGTCTCGGGCGAGAGGCGTTGTCAGATACTGCCAGGTCGCCTTGCTCGGCTGAAGGTAGTGCTGGACATGAATCCTCAGGCCGCTCTTCGTATCGTGCTGGATGAACCTCGGGGCGTACTCTGCATCGACGGGTCTCCCCAGTTTCGGGTTCGTCATCTGATCTGCGACATACTGATCGAGATTCATGTTCTCCTCGACATGATACTTGCTTCCCCATGTGAAGTGGAAGTGGTTGCATCTGAGAGTCTTCAACAGTTCGACGGTGTTCAAGGCTTGAGACCTCTTGTCGGTAGTCCACTGATTGAGGCCTTCAGACTTCCTCGCGGGGCCGTCGCACGTTTCTCCGTTGACTATGACTAAATCGATCTTCCCGAGAGTATCCCTCATCTTGAACCATTCGTCGATGATCTTCCTCTGTGTCCGACTCGGCTTGACTTCGATCTCATCCCCCGATTGGGCATCCTTGACAATCCCGATCTCGGGCATGACCCCTGAGTAAGACCCATCATGGATGTCCCCGATTCCTAATACCCTTGTCATTCCTTGTACCTCCTATCTCATGAGACTTCCAAAATCGAATGATGTGACTCCATACGATAGTCCTCCTCTCTCTAGCCATTCTCTGACGGCGAGATCGAGAGCATCGAGACTGTCATCGTGCGCTCCCTTCGGGAACTGAAGATACTCTTGGATGAGCTGTCTCATGCTCTTGTGAATCAGAATCCTGCCATTCTGGAAGTGGGGCGAGAGAGTAATCATCCTCGACACCTTATCCTTCGAGTTCCTGATTCCCACGACAGGCATCGATGAGATTCTCTTAGCAATCTGAATCAGAGAAGCTTGGTAAGCGTTCTCCTCGATGAAGACCTTTGTCGGCTTCCAGACATTGACTTCTTGGCCGACCAGATTCAAAAGTTCGGGGAAATCCACCTTCCCTGCCCACGATTTGAGGACAAACATGAGACCTCGTTCTCGATCTCTCCCGACCACACATATCGACGAGTTGTCTGCCGTCGCGGACTTCGAGATAGCGGGGTCCACTCCCATCATGACCTCCATCCCCGAACCCTCAGGCGGGTGCGGTAAAGTCGGGTCATCTGCATCCCAGTAATGAAGCCACTCCCCCTTGAGAAGTTCTCCTTCCAATGGCGTCGGGTCGTTCATGTACTCAGCCGAGAAGTAGATGGGGCCGAGCATCCTTCTCAGCCGATCTACTGCCTCGAAGGGGAACTTCTCTGGCCATAAAGTGATCTTCTTCTCCTCATCGAGAATCGCCTGTCTCTTCAGAACTGCGAAATCCCCCGACTTCGACAAGGTAGCATAGAGGTCGTCGTAGTGTTTGGTCGTCCCGATCACGACGAGTTTCTTCTCCCCATGTTCGTCGAGACAGTTCACCAGCTCCTTCAGGAACCACCTTCTCATCGATTCCCTGAAGACCTCTGACATGGCATCCTCTGAATCGAATAGGTCGTCAGCAACGATGAGATCGACCTTCCTGCCCGTGACTCCTCCTCCCCATCCTACCGATGTGATGGTGGAGTCCTTGAGGTTCAATGTCCTCTTAACGATTATCTCATGCTCTGACTCCTTCTCGAATGGACCTAGACCGAAGTCCTGAGCCATGTCGGGGTTGTTGAGCATCTCGAACTTGATGGGCCTCAAGAAGTCCTTTGCCAGTGAATCCGACTGGCTCACGATCAGAATCCTAATGTTCCGATTCGCGGCCACTCTCCACATGGGATAATCGATTGTCGCGGTCTCGCTCTTCCCATGAGTCCTCGGTTCCAGAATCAGAGAGAACTTATGACCCTCGATATGCTCGATCATTTCCTTCTGGTGAGGCGGGGTCTGCCTGTTCCTATACTTGAGACGGAACTTGATGAAGTCCCCAGTGATCTTCTTGTTCTCAACGAGTGAAGTCCGAACTTCCCTTACTGCCTTCAGCAAGGGCGTATCGTTCGAGACCGTCGAGGAACTTCTCTTGGACTTCTTCTGGGACATCCCTGATTGCCTCCATGATCGAGGCCCGGTAAACCTCCGAGACCTCGACTCTCACGGTTTCAGCCATGACCTTTCCCCCGATCTGGTAGAGCCTCAACAGTCTATCAACAGCTTTCAGGAATCCGAAGAGGCAGCCCATCTTCTCCTGTATGGTCGTGGCCTGTGCCTTGAGTTCGGCCCACTCCCTCCGGTTCTCCTCTACCATTCCTTGAATCTCGGCGAGAACCTCATCCCCCGACTTCGATCTCCACGCCGCGACTCTTCTCTTCCTAATAACAGTCCAATCGGCATCAACGGTCTTTGGGGAGACCTCTAGGAACCTCCCTATGTCCGTTCTCTGATGTCCTAGAAGTCTCAGTCTCTCTACTTGACCCTGCCTCTCCTCAACCGTCACCCAGGGCCTCTCCTTTTGAGGGGCGAGTTTGGGGATAACCCTGACGGGCTTCCTCTTTGGCGGCATCCCCCCTCAATCCCTCCTGTTTTCTCTATGTCCGGCAGAACGGACATTCGACGAGGAGAGCAGTCGGACTCTTGTAGGTGAGAGAGAGAACGAGTCTCCACACTGTCCCGCACTTGGGGCATCTCACATGATGATATTGACCGACCCTCCCGAGTTCTTCCTTGGTCTCGACTTCCTTCTCCCTCGGAACGACATCTTCGACACCAACTGACCATGTGGTCGAAACATCTTCCGTTGTCATGATCGACGGACCTTCGAGAACTAAAGGAGGTTTGACTTCCTTTATCGGTGTCGGTTTCCCCAAAACGGACCCCTTACATGCTTTGATGTGCCTCGACATTCCAGTCGGACCGCACATCCTACCACATTTCGGGCACGGCTGCTTAGGTGGACTGTGATACATACGTACCTTCCTACGCTCGACCATTACTGGTCCGTCCTTAAGATTCGCGGCTGTTGCATAGAATCGAGATGTTCCTTCAAGAGTGATGTGGTGAATGGATTCCTGAGCCTCCAACGCCAGGAGTGCCCTAACAATCCGTTCCTTATCTATCCCGGTTGACTTGGCGAGATCATCTATCGAGTACCTCCCTCCTTCTTCAAGTGCATCCATCATTCTCTTCTCGATATCCTTGTCATCTAGCATCTGTTCCCATCCTTCTCTCACGAATTGACGATCAATTCCCTTCTTCGTTCTTCTTGGACCCGACTTCACGATACGATGCCGTCCCGGGCAACGGCTTGATTTCAATGGGTGGTCGTGATGTGATTATGTCCGTCACTTGGTCAATGGTGGCCAAGACGTTATGTGCGAGTTCGACAGCCGCCCCTCCAGCATCAATCCGCGCTCCCTTCTTGAACCGACAATTCCGGATGATGATTTCACTCAGACCTTGACCTGTGACCTTCCCATCTGACCAAAAGGTTGCTCCCTCAATGATGACCTTCCTCTCTCTCTTCTTGAATAACTTCATTGGTTCCTGCTCCTTATGTGATGCCTTCTGTGACCTTCACTTCCTGAGTCTTTACCCCGAGACAGGCCGGGCAGATGATATAGAGTTCTGTGGTGATAAGGTCTGGGTTCAAGATTACCCCTCTCCCTCCGCAGGACGGGCAGACAACTCGGACGATGTACGATCTCTCGACCTGCATCCTCATTCCTTCTTCGGGAGAAGACGGTCGAGGACTTCCCCCATCGCCTTCCGGTATCCCTCATACTCTGCGGTCAGAGATGCGGAGAGTTTCTTGAACCCATCGAGAGACGTCTCCGCATTGATCTTCAACGTGAACAGTCGAGACCTCTCGGATTCCTCCTTCCAGTACTTGTCTCTCCACTCATCCGAGTCCTTTCGGAGTTGCTTGATGAGGCTGTCTCGCTTCTTGTACGGAGACCTTCTCTCCTTCTCCCCCATGTTCACTCCTTCTTGGCGTAGGATTCCTTGATCTCCTTCTTCTTCTTGGGCTTGAGTTTCGCGGGCGGGGTCTCCTTCACTGTCGGCTTCTTCTCCTCGACTGCATCGAGAGGCTTCACGCCTTTCGTGGCCTTTTCCTTAATGCGTTTGATGATCGAGCGACAGGCCTTGTCATATGCCCCATCATTCCCCGTGAATTCGTCCTTATCTAGGCGAACTCTGTGCTGGACCATGGACTTCAGTTCCGGCGGCTTCAGTTTGAAGACTGCATTCCATTTGTCCTCCCTGATCTTGAGGACGAACCCCAACGATTTCAGGACATCCTTCGGAGGCGTATCCTCCGTGCTTTCCTCGATCTGGTTCACTTCCTTTCCATATAGGTCTTCCTGTTTGGCCTCTCCCATTCTTCTCCTCTCCTATGTCTTCGGCCATTCCCGAGGCGGGTCCGGCCATCCCGAATTATCCTTCATCAGGACAGGTATCGATCTCTTCCTTGCTTCCTCGGCAAGGTTCCTCGCATATCTATCGAATTGACTTAGTACATACTTGTACTTTTGCGTTTTCGCGGCCAGTCCGGTCATCTTCCCAATGATAACCCAATCGAGATCGCCGAAGTAACTATCGATGCTCGGCACGAATAGATGAGATGCCACATTCCCGAGAAGAGGCTCGAAGGAGACGAACTTCATTTCTGTCGGGGGCGACTCCTCGACCAGAGCATGAAGTCTCTTCCACGTCTCATCGGTATTCCATCCTGTGATGGTCGTCCCGAGCCACGAATTGACTGAAAACTTGAACTCCTTGTACCTCGACGGATTCTTCGTCAGGAAGAGGAACTTGTGCTGAGGGAATCTCCTCGGGACATCGATGACCTTCTCAATCACCGAGGCATCTACCCAATCCCCGAAGAGGTCTCCCATATCGACCATGAAGAACACGGCTTGACCTAGACTCAGATTCGGGTTCTTGCTCCTGTACGATTCCGAGACCTTGTACTGTCCATCGGCAAGAAGTTCGGGGAAGAACCTCGGGATGAATCCCTCGGAGTACTTCTCGATCATCCGTCTCTCTGCCCATGACCGAGCGAAGCAATAGTCACACCATTTCGCATTGTCAGGCGACCCTCCCGGACCCCAACATCCGACGACAGGATTTCTGGTGAAGTCGGCCCACTCGATCTTGGTCATCGACCCATCTCCCTGTTGAGAATCTGAAGGACTCTTCTTGCCCATGTTCTGTCCTTCTCCTTTTCTTCTTCTGGTAGTTTGTCATACGGAACCCAGAGTCGATTCCATCTCGGCATTATGGCATCTGCCTCCTCAATATCGAGAGAGGGGGCGATTGCCTTCGCCCATGACATCCATTGTTCGTGTTCGAGTGCGGCCAATGTTTCAAGAACTCTCTGTCCGTTTAGCATCCGTTTCCTCCTTATCCTTCTTGTATCTCACAATCGGCGAATCGTACATATCTCGATATCCGTTCCTCAGCATCGTGACTCTGAATCTCCACGAGTCCGACCTCGGGCCTGACCCTAGAGGGTCGTACCCGAGAACCTCTCTCCGAGCAATCCCTGCATACTCCTTCATCTCGAACGGCCCTCCTGCGAACTCCCGGGCGACCTTGAGGAGATTGTCCGTGCGGTCTTCTTCGAGGTTGGTCCTCCCGATCTCAGACTCGAAGAGTTCCTTCGAGACCTGTCGGAATCTCTCCGAGAAGACAGAGACGTCGCATCTCTTGAGGGCGATCTCCCTGAGTCTCTTCCCCCACGCCGCGACCTCTCGCCTATCCTTCAAGGCCCGGAGAGTGAGCTTGAGATAATCTCCCGGGGCATCGACGAAATAGGGGTAGTCCTCAGGGAACAGGTCTGCGAACAGGAACTTCCTCTCACACACTATCGGTATCTCGAAGAGGAGACAATCGACATATGACCTCGCCCATCCATCCCAAATCGTCGGGGCGAGGCATATCGTAGCCTTCGAGAGCTGACTGAGATACTTCTTCCTGTCCGGCATGACGAATGATCGAGTGAAGGCCTCATGTCTCTCGGCCTTGAACTTCCTCTGGTCTTCCCCGAAGACCCAGACCTCGAAGTCCTCTCCCATCGCATTGAGTCTCTTCCCTACCTCGAACATGACCTCCGGCCTCTTCTGGTTGGTCATCTTCTGGTTCCACGCAATGATGAACCTCTCTTCCTTCTCCTTCGGCTTCGGGTAGTCCGAGACCTTGACGGGGCATCCGACAACTTCGGACTTCCCCCTGATCTCCTCGACTGCCTTCTTCGACATGAACTCTAGGAAGTACCGAAGGCTGATCTCGCGCTGGTACGACGTCTCCCAGAATATCTTGTCCGAGAGAAGATAACCGACCCCCTGCGAGATGATCGATTCTCTCAAGTCCGTGTTCGCGTCTCCCCGGATTCCCGAGAACCCCTCGGCGATTGTCGGGACTGTGGTGTCCTTCGACGAGTACCCCTGTTTCCTGAAGGCCTTCCAATGAGGCACGATCTCGGGAACGAATGTCCAGAAAACATCGACCTCGTACCTTCCCGACCCGCTGAAATTCCAGAGTCCCTCGATGTCAATGAAGTGATTCGAGCAGTGACGGCACTTCCCCATCCATCTCAGAGGAATCAACGTCATCCTCTCGCGGTCGAGGTCCTTCTCCGAAGGCCAGAACTTCTGTAAGGCCTCTTCAAGTTTCCCCCACTCTGTCGGGGCGCAGAAATAGACCCATGACTCCTTTTCCTTCTCTAGGAGATACCGAGCATGGGTCATCGGAATGCTGATGCCCGAATCTCCTGCGAGATTCCCAGTGTTCGAGACCATTGGATAGACCATGATTCTCATTTCTTCTCGTCCTCCAATGTCTCTTCGGCACCACAGTTAATGCATGCCAAGATGTGTTCATCGATACTGTCGGTGTCCGGCCATCTGAGGATTATCGTTCTGTCACTCCCACACGTTTTGCACTTTCGACCTTCCGAGTTTGTCGGCGGTATCTTCAATTCTTCTGTCATTTCTTCCTCCCCATCTTCTTCTTGCACCTTATGAGAGTGCAACCACATTCCAGCGTGATTCTATCTGGGAACGGTTTGTCGTCGCCGAATCGGTGATGCTTCATGCAAACGGGGGCGGTCAGTTTGTAGATTGTCTCATTCATTTCTTCCGCACTCCGTCGATGACCTTCTTCACTATACTATTCTGTATATCCTTGATGAACTCGAAGAGGACGATTCCCATCGTATCGGGGTCGATCACATAGAGGTATGCTCCCTTGATCGAGCCTCTCCCCTCGACGAGCGCGGCCCTCAGAAGTTTCTCAACCTTCGAGGCCAATCTGATCTGCGCATCGAAATCCTGAGCAATCGGCTTCGTATCATCGAGCATCTTCTTCATGAGTCTATCGACTTCCTCGGGGTAGAACCCTGCGATAGAGAGATCGAGTTCCTCCTTCTTCAAGAGTTCCGAGATCACGACGGCGAGTTTCTCCTTATTCCAGTCTCCCTTGATTCGGTTGAGGGCGAGGTTCAAGAGTTTCTCCTTCTCCAATGAGAGAGAGACTATGATAGCCGGCACTTCCTTGAGGCCTATCCTCTTCGCGGCTTCCAGTCTCTGATGGCCTCCGATCATGACCAGTTCCTTCTCCTTCCTCTTATTGAGAACGACGGGTTCGACAAATCCGAACTCCCGGAGACTCTTCACCAGAGCCTCGAACTGTTCCTTCGATATGACTCGCGGATTGTATCCGGCCTTCTTGATCTTCTCAATCTCCACCAGCACGATTTTAATGTCCGGCATCCTTCTCAACCTCCATCAGCGGACATCTGCAATTCACATGAGCAACGGTCCAGACATAATATGTTGGGTACGCAATCTTGTGTGGTCTCTTCCTTCGCATCCAGTCAAACATCCTTCTCGACCTCCTTCTTCAACTTCTCGAATAACTCACACCAGCCATATCTCGGAACAGGTCGATTCAATTTCGTACAGAACCCCGAGATGTTCAGACGAAATCGACATTGCCAGCACTTCCCTTCATAGGACATGAATCCGAAAGGAGTCCCGACCTCGACGACGACTTCATTCATCCCAGAGTCTCCTGCACTTGGTCTCCTATGGCATTCCATCCATGTCTCTTGTAACGAGCGAAAACTTCGACCCACTCCGGATATGACGTCTTCTCAATGATGTCATACAGTTCTTCCGGCTTCCTCGAATGTTCGGTTCTCGGGGCGAAGATCACCGATGGAATCGTACATGATGAACGGGATGGACTTATCGAACTCTTGTATGGCAGACTCCCTCTCGTACCGAAGAGACAGAGTTCATGTTGGCCTCTGAAGTATTGACCTAGACCGAATCTATCCTTCACCCAGACAAGATTCGTTTTGTACGTGAACCCGAGGGCCTTCATGACCTGAAGGCCCTCGGGAAGATGATTGTTCGTAACCCATAGATAGAGATGACTGTCTGCGGCCATCTCGATCTTCTTCAGAAATGTGATGATGTCCTCGACCTTCATGAGAGTGTAGTGTCTGTCTGCTCCTCGTTTGATTCTTCCTCCTCCAGTCTCATTCCACGGAGGATCGGCCAACATGGTATGAAATGTCATTACATCATGTCCTCGATCTCTAACTTCCTCCCATGAGGAGTGGCGACTCGAATCTTCGCAGGAAGGAGATCGACCAAGTCTTCGACGGTTCTCAGAGACTTCTCCTCGACCCAATAGAACGGAGATAACTTCCCGACCATAGGCCCGGAGAACTCTTCCTTCATCGCCCATCCCATGAGATTCGCTTCCTCCCAATCCTTCGAGAGAACGACTCTTAGGTATATATCTGCATCCGACCTTAAAAATTGACTACTCGGAATCTGGAAATATCGACCTCCTCGGTCAGTGGTCTTCACATCGATTCGATGGTTCCCCCAGATGAAATCATAGAGTCTGTCGAATGAACCTTCCTCATTCATCGCCAGTTCGAATGTCCTCCCGAAGACGGCCTCTCCGATGAATCCGATCATCTGCGTATCGAACCTAGACCTCTTCTCATCGGTGAACTTCCCGATGTCGTTCTCTCTCTCGGGATACTTGGAGACAGCGATTTGTGCCATCGAGTCTGCCCACTGTCGGTCATATGAATTGACCTTGACCCTCACTTCCTCACCTTCAGGTCTTCATGGCCTTCCCAGAGTCTCGTCTGGGAAATTTCCTCGGGGTTGACCTTCTGCATCAATTTTGCGGACTCATTATCGAGATAGAACAAGGCTTCTTCGACTTCCTCCATGATTGATTCCCCGAGTTTCGATGGCGCATATCCTTTGTCCTTACAGAAGTTGACAGTTCTCTCTGCTCTCTCACCGATGTGCTTCATCCGGTCTCGAAGATTTTTGATAACCTTGGCCTGAGAGAAAACAATTTCCCGATATTCCGATGGGGTCTTCGGGGTCATTCTCACCACCGGATGATGTCCATTCTTGCCGATCTCTTCCATCCGGCGTAGTGCTTGAGAACCTTCTTCAATTCGAGACCTGTCGGTGGTACGATTCCATCTCTGAAAGCGACTCTGTCAGCATTCGGGCATTCCCATAGACTGACCCCAATCAGAACCCCTAGCATTCGATCTTGATTTCCGTCATCGGAGAGATAGTAGAATCCTCGGTTCGTGACCCTGATCGGGATGAGTTCCGAGATCGATTCCCTTCTTCTCCATGACCAATTGCTGTGATAGGGCGGTCCTTTCCATCCATGAAGAAGAAGATCATCTTCGACCTTCCTCGGCTTCACTGAGAGAGTCCTGATGGTCTGCCTGATATATCCTTCGCTTACCCCTACATCCTTCGGTTTGTAGGCAAATCCGAGAATATGTATGGTCAAAGGCCATCCCCCTTCTTGAAGTCACCAACAGTCAACCACGATAACTTGTCATCTGCGGCGACTACCCACCGATAGATTCGGAAGAAGTTCTTGCCTCGATGCCATGACCAGACCTCGACCATGATTCCGGCGGGGTCGAAGGAGAACAATCCTTCGATCTTCCTCTTGTGCTGACGGTCAGATTCATCCGTCGTGATTTGGGCTAGACGGGGCGTTCTCTCAGGATGGACCGCAAGGAGATCGAAAGCATTGTAGAGGTCATTTGTCCTCGACCTCGGTTGGTGAGTCCTCGGGTCGAGGTAGAATGATCTCACTGCTCGATGGACCTTGTATCCCTGTGTCTCAAGCCATTCCTTCGCCCTTTTCTCCAACTCATTTCCTCTCTGATTTCCTGACATGGTATCATCCCACATAATCGGGGCCGAGACTGATCTTCCTCATGTCTCGGGATTCCTTCTCGGCCTGATCTAGGCCTCGGTTCACTCCATCCGTAACGGCTTTCGTCAGCCAATCGGGATAGTTCCCGATGTGACAAGCTTCCTTGAGCTTCTCGACTCCCTTCCTTGCGACAGGCATCAGTTCGGGGACTACATCGATGTGGTAGTTCTTCCCCATTTCCTTTGCGACCCAATGAGTGAAGGACGTCATCATGAGTTGGAAGACATTAATCTGAATGGACGAAACTATATCACTCGCCTTCAGGAACTCGATCTCCCGATTCAATTCCGCAACTGCACTTTCAAGCACCCGGATGTGGTTTTCCAATTCCTCTGTGTTGCTCAATCCCTCTGTCGGTATTGTCATGAACTTCTCCTCCTAATTTATCGATCTTCTCTCGGGTCAGCGTAAGAACTATTTCCACAGGTCGAACGCCGATTCCTCTTCTCCTCCGAGCCTTCGCTCGGCAGCACACGCGGTTTCCATATCGACCTTTTTGGTCCCTGGTCTTCCGATTCTTCCAATCGGGGTCAGGCGTGATCGAGACTCTCTCGCCACACCAACCGCACCGAGTCTTCGATACGGGACGGCCATTCCTATGGAGAACCCTCTTGCACTTCCCACAGATGTAGTCCATTCTAAGCCCCTTTCCTTTCAATCTCCCGCGATAACCTCGACCACCACTAGACCACACTCGGGACAGCCGATCTTGAGTTTCTCGCCCGGTTTGCTCAACTGTACGACTGAGATTTGACAGCGTGGGCACTTAGGCGGTTCGCCAGTTCTCGGCCGAGTCGTCTTCCGGCCTGTGAACTCAAGGTCCGTCATCCGACCTCCTTCATCGAGACAGCCCCCTTGTTGTTTCCAGTGGAGTCCGAGAAAAGGTCTCCCCCCTCCCCTCCTCCTTCCTTGTCCAGTTATCAGTTATGTGTAGTGTGTATGTGTGTTTGACAGGTTTCCACAGGAACTTGGCATCCCATCCCTCTGACAGGACGGACACCTTCCCCAGAGTTTCCACCGGAAACGATAGGGGGCGTCTCGTCCTATCCTGACCCTCCCTTCTCCTTCTCCACGATTCCGAGTTCCTCGATCACTTCCGAGGCCTGAGGCAAGAGAAGGTCTTCCAACTTCCCGACCCCATTCTGTTTGCAGATCGAGGCCTCCTCGAGTCCCAATCCCTTGACCTTCGCCCGAATACATGCGACCTGTTTCTCGGTGGCCTTCCTCGGGGGCATCTCTCCGACTTTATCCCCCGACTCGAACTCCCCTTTCCATCCATTCGACGATGGTTCCTCCTTCTTAACGGGTTTGATGTCCTTGACCTTCTTCGTTTCCTTGATCTGCTGGTCGATGAAGATCGCGGCGAACTTCTCGGGAATCAGTGTCCGAATCGCATTCCTCTGGGCCTTAGACAGAGTCTTCTGGAATGCGAAGGGGTCATCCTTTCCGTATATGTCCTTCATCTTCCCGACGGCTCCTCCATACATCTCGGCCTTGGTGTAGAGATTCGTGGCCTTCATCATGATTGTGTACTTCTCGGAGGTCTCGATCACTTCCGGTTTCCCAAGAGTTATCGTCTGACCTCTCAAAGCCATCTGTCTCGCAATTTCCTTTGTCCCTGCCCACGTCAGGCCGACAACTTGGGAATTCCCCCGAGGAATCCGATAGACGAATTCTTCCATGACTTCCCCTCGGAGTTCATCCACGATGGCCTTCTCGTCCCACTGGTCCATCGCCAAAAAGTCCTCTTCCTGACCCTTGACCTTTTCTAAGGCCTCTTCCTTCTTCTCTTCTGTCATGAACTTCTCCTCCT